GAGCCATTGAAGCCAAGCTAAAGGAGAAAAACACATGAAAGAAAAAGCTTTTTTAGAGTTTGCACAGCTTAACCATTTTCTTGGGCACGAGCACACAATGTGGATGTGGCTACTTGAATGGGCTATGCATCGTGATACAATTAACAAGAAATTAAGGAAGAAGAAATGACCAAACAAATGAGCGACTTTCAGCGTCAATTTCTAGCTAGGGGAACAGGTCAACAACTGTACACTGATGTCGAGCTTAACGAAAAGTTAAGCATGAAAATAGCAGAGGTTATGGCAGTGGCTATTGATACTTCTAAGACAGCAGTGATGATCGAGCGTGAAGCCTGTGCAGAGGTGGTTCAGAGCCTTGCAGACAGTGAGGACGAGGGTGAGGTATGCACAGCCTTAAAAAACGCTGTAGAGGCCATTAGAAGTCGTATTCCAAGCCAGAGGCAATGATTGAGAAGATACGCACTTTTGATGGAATAGTCAGAGGGCCACAAGGTAATAGAAAGCTTGTGGTGATTGAAAGTTTTTTATACAGATGTATTAACTGTGGTATAATTTGGAGAACTAAAGATGGCACAAAAGCCCATGATTGCACCGATAAAGACTCATGCGACACGCAAAGAGAAAGTCATAATGCCTGTTCAGAGGGTAGTTGACGCAAAGGCCACCAAAGCACCAGTACCAAAGGTGCCCACAGCAGAAGAGGTCAGCGACTTAGAGTGGATGAATTGGGTAGAGTATGCACAAGCAAGACTACAGTTCTTAGAAAACAAACTCGCAGATACAATCATCAAGATTGAAGAAGTCAAAGAAGCTAACAAAACGCTCCAAAAGAGATTGCTCCAAGGGTAAGAACAAGTTAAACTTAAATAGTGCATAAGAGTTTGGGAGAACGTAATGCCTAATGAAGTAGTAAATAAAGGTGGAAGACCAAGTACCTTCGATATAGGAATAGCCAATGAGATATGTGCTAGGGTAGCTACTGGTGACACTATACAAAACCTCACAAAGAATGCCTTACTGCCTGCTCAGTCAACTGTATACAAATGGATTACATTACACCCTGAGTTTGGGGAGATGCTCAGACAGGCGAGAGCAGACTACGCAGTAACCCTAGTAGATCAATATGCAGAGATTATGGATAAGGAGCCTGCAACCTTCTTCGATGCCCAAGGGAATAAGCGTGTAGATCCTGCCTCAGTACAAGACAAGAAGCTCAGGATGGAGGGTAGGAAGTGGTTAGCAGGGAAGTACAACACTCTCTTTGCTGATAGAACTGCTACTCAGAAGCCTGAGGTAGAAGGCCAGATTGTGGATGTGATGGCTAAGGAGATTGTCTTTACTCTAGTCAAGAATTATGAGATGAAGCGTCAAGTAGTGATTTCCAATGCATGAGGAGATCATTGAACAACTGCAAGACCCTGAGATACAGGATTCTCTTAAAAGACTGTCTACAGAGGATCTGATAGCCTTCAAGTGGCATATGAGTTGGTTAGCGAACGCCCATGACCACCAAATCGTGCCTGCAGGGAACTGGTGGAACATTTGGCTCCTATTGGCAGGAAGGGGTGCAGGGAAGACCAGAACAGCCTCAGAGACCATAGGTAGATGGGCTTGGGAGCTACCTAACTCTAGATGGCTCTGTGCAGGCCCTACCTCCTCAGACGTAAGGGGAACTATGTTTGAGGGTGACTCTGGCCTGATCAACGTCATCCCTCAAGAACTGATCAAAGACTACAACAAGAGCTTTCACGAGATTACCCTGACCAATGGCTCCTTACTAAAGGGTATCCCTGCTAGTGAGCCTGAGCGTTTCAGGGGGGGTCAGTGGCATGGGGCTTGGTGTGATGAACTGGCGGCTTGGGACTACATCACAGACGCTTGGGATCAGATCCAGTTCTCTGTACGCCTAGGAGACAGGACACGCATCATAGCTACGACTACCCCTAGACCAAAAGACCTTATTGTTGATTTGGTAGGCAGGGATGGGGATGACGTTGTGGTGACCACAGCCTCGACTTACACTAACTTAGCTAACTTAGCCCCAAGCTTTAAGAAGCAAATCTTACAATACGAAGGCACCAAATTAGGAAAGCAAGAGATCTATGCTGAGATACTCGATCCTGAGGACACTGGCATCATCAAACGCTCGATGTTCAAGCTCTGGCCTAATGGTAGGGCTTTCCCCAAGTTTGAGTACATTGTCCAAAGCTACGACTGTGCAACCTCAGAGAAGACTCAGAACGATGCCACTGCTTGTATAACCTTTGGAGTGTTTAAACCTACTGATGGCCCAATGAGTGCCATGGTGATCGATTGTTGGCAAGATAGGCTCCAGTACCCTGACTTACGTCCTAAGGTCAAGGAGGAGTACGAGGTGGTCTTTGGGGAGGGGAAGGACAAGAAGAGGGTGGACTTGATACTGGTGGAGGACAAGTCAGCAGGCATTCAGTTGATCCAAGACCTCCAGAGAGCACACTTGCCTGTGAGGGCCTATAACCCGGGTCGCATCGACAAAGTCCAAAGACTCAATGTGGTCAGCCCTGTCATTGTCCATGGGCGAGTCTGGATACCTGAGTCAGGTAAGAACAAGGGATTTGTCAAAGATTGGGCTGAAGGCATGGTCAGCCAAGTCTGTGCTTTTCCTGAGAGTGCTCACGATGACTATGTGGATGCCATGACCCAAGCCCTGAGGTTCCTGAGGGACACTGGATGGTTGGATGTCGATGGCCCAAGGCCAGATGATTATGATGAAGACGATTATGTGGACTCAGGTATGAACAAGAGCAAAGGCAATCCTTATGCTCAATAAGCTAGACCAAGGGTCAAACACTAGGCATAATATGGTTTACTCCAATCTTCCGAGGTCATAATGCCCAATCCTCGTGCTCAACAGCCTTTATCGTTTGACCAAATCATTAAAGATGCCAAGAGCCTTGGTGTCCCTGCACAAGCCCTTTTAGATGCTTTGGCAGGTGGATTGAAGGGTTCTGTCACTGCAACAGTAGGAGCACCTGCTGATATATATAACCTACTGAACCAAGTTTCCTTTAGAGGCCAGTTACCTACTGCTCCTTATGGCTCTGAGGACATCTCTAAGATGCTCCCTGACGTTATCCCTACTGATGACAAGTCACGCCAACACACTGCAGAGGTTGGAGAGACCATGGGTAACTTCATCCCTACACCTATGTCAGGCCAAGCCCTCAAAGGTGCTGTCAAGCTAGGAGCTAAAGGAGCTAAGGCTTTGGGTGAGGAGGCAGGCAGACGAGCAGTGATGGGCGAGTCCTTCACTCCCTTTGTCAATACAGCCATCCCCCAAACCAATGTAATGAAGCCTAAGGGTGGCAATTGGTTTAAAGACGAGGTTGAAGATAAGTTGAAGCGTTTGAGGAGTAAGGTTGCGACTGAAAACATAGAGCATTACACGCCAGAACAAGCACAACAAATGACAGAATCAGGTCGCTTTGCTCGTAACGATGCCTTAAACAGTTGGGTAGATAAGAACTTGACCAACTACGTTAAGAAAGAATTGGGAACTCCTGAAGACCCAGTTCGTTTAGCAATAGATAGTCGTGTTGCTGAAGCAAATGAGAAATTCAAAGTAGATATGGCTAGGGCTAACAAATTCGCCCAAAGAGCCAAAGAAGAAACAGATCCTAGAAAACAAGCAAACTTACAGCGTGAAGCCAATAGATTAACTGCTGAGGCCAATAATAATTTAGAGTTAGGTATTAAACACTCTTCTCACTTGCCTCACGATCCAGACTACCTTACTCCTGAAGATATAAAAACATTAGGGGAAAGGCGAAAGGAACAAGGGTTTTCTGCTGAAGGCATGGGAAAGTCTAATGAGGCCAAAGCATATGAAATGACTGCAGACAATTCTATTTATCCTAAAAAAGCAAGCAGTTTGCAAGAACTTCCTGAAAAGCTTGCTCAAGCAGATTTAGCTGATGCAAAAAGAATGCAAGCTGAAAATAATTTAAATGCAAAAGTCGTACAATATTTAAAAGATAGTCCTGCTAATTTAAATGAACAGCAAATAAAAAATTTGGTAAGGGGAATGGCATACGATGAAAAAGAACGATTGATTGGTGATGATACTTTCTCAAAATCATTGGAAAAAACACATAGCTTTAGGTCTTCTCATGACGATTACAACTTAAAACGGTTAGAAAATAACCAATACATAAACAAGCTTGCACCTGACACTAATATTTATTCAGCCCAAACAGGTGACCTTGGTTTTGACCACATCATAGATGTACTTAAAGAAGACTTGGCAAGTGGACGATTGAAGCCTGAAGACTTAAAGAACATCAGCATGGAGCAAGCAGTTCGTAAGACTGCTGACTATGATTTAGCATTAGCCAAGCAGATGCAAGAGGCTCAAGCCAAGAAGCTTGAAGGCATGACTGTTCACAAAGAATATCCTGAGGGTATGAGATGGGTGCAGTTAGACAAGCCAAGCCAATTCTCAGCAGAGTCAAACGCCATGGGTCACTCCGTTAGGGGGTACGAGCCACCTAAAGGCCATCCTGACTGGGTTGAGGGTTCTGGTGATTCGGGCAGTCTTGGCTATGGTCATGGTGGTTGGGAGGCTATTAAGAGTGGCAAGGCCAAGGTCTACTCATTGGTTGACCCTAAAGGTAATCCACATACAACGGTTGAGATAAAATCCCCAAAAGTATACACTGAAGACGATATAGGTTTGCAATTTCCAAGTGGCGTTCTCAATGCCATGAAAAATAATGGTGAAACTGGTGTTAATGAGTATGTTGCACAAAAACTTAAAGAGTTAAATTCAGCATCGCCTACTATTACCCAAATAAAAGGCAAAGGTAATGGGAAGATAGTAGATAGCTACATTCCTTATGTCCAAGATTTTGTAAAGTCAGGAAATTGGACTGATGTAGGTGATTTAAAGAATACTGGTTTATACAAACTCGACAAGGACTTTTTGGGACAAATATCAGCATATATGCCAGAAGCTATGGACATTCAACATTTGAAACGACCACAAAGAGAAGAAGCTATTTTAAAAGCCATGGATGCAGGCGAGTTACAGTCTGGCTACATTACTAGAAATGAATACGAGTCAGCAATTCGTAAGCATGGCACACCAACATATGGTGAAGTAACTGATGACTTATTAAACCAACTTCAAGCACCAATTCCTCCAATTGAAGGAATGAAAAAAGGAGGAGCAGTCCACATTTCTAACAATCCAGATTCTATGTATATGGAATTGATGGACAAAAAAATGAAAGGTGGTGGTGCTGAGGACGATACAAAAGCCTCCTTTGGTGTCTTCCCACAACTCAAGCCATACAGAGAAAACCAAGACCCTGAGGCATCTAAAGATATGCCCCTTCAGGCTTTGCGTGGACGATTAGCAGGAACGCTTGGCTTTATACCTGACATGGCTAACATTCCTTTAGCTGTAGTAAACGCCATTAAAGGCACAGACTATAAAGTTCCTTATGGGACTGAGCATTATTTAGAAACACTGCCACTGAAGGCCACATCACCTGTAGGAAAGCTATCTGGTGAGGCAGGATCGTTCTTTCCTAGTACAGCCATGATCAAAGCCCAGTTACAGGGTTTAAAGGGTTTAGGCAAAATAGCAGGTGAGGGTCTTGGTCAATTAGCCCCCTCTGGCTCAGGGCCACAAACATTGGCCTCACAGGTTGGAGCTATCAAGCTCAAGGGTGGAAACTGGTTTGCAAATGAGGTTGAAAATAAATTAAAAGGATTAAAGCAATCCGATCTTTTAAATAACATCAAATATTACCATGGCCCAGAATTTGAAAAAGCTAGAGAAGCTCGAATCAAAGAATTGAAAGAGCATGGTAATGAGGGTGCTTTGCGTGTTGCTAAAATTCTTGAAGAAAACATAGAGCCAGACAAAGTCAAAGGTGCACTTAATCAGTGGGTAGACAAGAACCTAACCAACTACGTCAAAAAGGAAATGGCAACGCCTGAAGACCCAGTGCGTAAATTGGCTGAACAAGGTGTCGTACATTTTCCAATTGCTGAAGATCCGACTTACTGGCAACGTAAGGGAGATCAGTCTAGGGAAGCTTTTGGTGGCAAACAATTGTCACAGTCTGACCTTGCCAAACAGTGGGAAAATCGAACAGATTCGGCTATTAATGTTGAGACTGCACAACAACATCAAGACATGATGCACCTCGATCCAAGTTTATATACAAGCTCAGAAGATTGGATAAAAAAATTATCTCCAGAGACACTTTTGTATACCACAAGGGGGTCAACCCTTAATCCATCAGACCTTGGTTTTACACACATCATGGATGTTCTCAAGCAAGACTTAGAAAATGGTCGTATACGCCCTGAAAGCTTAAAAAATGTGAGCATGGAACAGGCTGTACGCAGAACCTATGAGTATGACCAAGAGATGGCTAAGAAAATGGCAGAAGCCCAGTTCAAAGTTACTGAGGGTATGCCTGTCCACAAAGAGTATCCTGAAGGATACAAGTGGATTGAGTTAGCTCCGAGAGAAGTCAAATCAAAAGAAGACTTAGGTGACCTTGGGTTACAAGCTTACTTTGATTACATGAAATCAGGTGGTAACGAGGCATATGCTTTGAAGGCAGGACAAAAGGCTGATGCATCAAAGTATCTTGCTGAGGCTCTTAAATACGAAGGCGATACCATGGGTCATTGCGTTGGTGGCTACTGCCCTGACGTACTAGAAGGACGCTCACGCATATTTAGTTTGAGAGACAAAAAGGGTGAGCCTCATGTGACGGTTGAGGTTGAACCATCTAGAGCATTAGGAAGTCATGCAAATCTTAGTAATGAGCAAAAACAAGAATTACATAATCAAGTAGTTGCTCAACATTATGGTGGACAAGAACCAGATTTAAAAGATGCTTTAAATGACTTAGCAAATTATGATAAACACCCATATTTTCAAAGAATAAATGAAGCATATACAGAAAAATATGGTTCTCCCCCTTCTAATATCATTCAAATCAAAGGCAAACAAAACCTTGCACCTAAAGAACAATACTTACCTTTCGTTCAAGACTTTGTAAAGTCAGGCAACTGGAGTGATGTAGGTGATTTGCGTCATACTGGTTTGCGTCACTCAGATGAAGCTTTTGGTGAGGAGGCTTTACAAGCCCTTAAAGATCAAGGAGTAGAAATACCTAAATATGTAACCATGGAGGAAGCTATCAAGATGTCTTCTGATGCCATGAACAATGTAGGAAAAAATTTACCTCCAGTAGAAGGCATGAAAAAAGGTGGAGCAGTCACCATATCTGACAACCCTGACACTATGTTCATGGAGTTAATGGATAAGAAGATGAAGGGTGGTGGTGCTGAGGACAATACCAAGCTCACTCCTAGCCAATGGTTACAAGCACAAGGCAATAAGCCAATAGAGCCATTTACGCCAATAGAGGATCTAACAGCTAACTTGAAGGCTATAGCCAATCTTCCCTCAAGAATGTATGAGGGTGCCAAACAGTTGGTAACAGATCCTAGGGTTTACTTTGCTGACATGAAGGCACCTACTGCTGAAGAACTGGCAATGGCGTTTAATCCATCTAGTGTTGGTTTGGCAGGCATGGCTACAAAAGTGGGGAAATTAAATGCTATTGATGCTTTGTTCCCCAACAAAACAGAAAGTATGCTTACCTCTGCTGAGAAAACTGCACTAACTAAATACAAAAAAGACTTAGATGTTCCTGCAGTTATGCGTAGGGAATTATTTAGAACTACAGGTACTGGCGATATTGAAACACCATCGCTTAAAATGAGACCTGAAAAAGGTTTAAACCCTGATTACTTGGAAAATAAATATGTAGTTCCAATTCTATGGGATACGTCAGGTGCAGGTACAAATGTTTCACAAATTGCAGGAGTTCCATTAAGTCAAGGATTGCGAAGCTCAACACCTGCTTCTGTTCAAAAACAAGGTGGTAGGTTATACCCACTGATTGAAGAAAATGCACAGCAAGGTGTAGGAGGGGCTTCGATGGCAGGTGCGGCCTCTAGCAAAGTTAATAACTTAAATACTTATTCTAGCAAAGGGCCAACTGTAGGCGTTGTTATGGATATGGCTGAACATGGGATTGATTTCTCTCACCATATAGCAGAGCCTTATATAGGTATGTTAAACGCTCTGAGGCCATCCAATGATGCCCTAAAAGCATTTAAAGAAGCAATTAGAAAAACGCCAGTTATAAATCCAATTACTGGTGCAAAAGTATATCCTTATACAAAATTCCCCGGCATTGATAGCCCTAATATTCGTGACATCATAGCCAATGGAACAGACGATTACAGTGCAGGAAATATTAGAAAAGCCATAGCAGAAGTGGGAGATACCTATGCCATGGAAAAACTTGGATTTCCTAAGTGGTCTGATATTTATAAAACAATGAGTATGCCTGATGCTAAAACAGGTCAGTCAGCTAAAACAATCTTAGAAGTTAAACCAAATACTCAAATTGTTACTCCAAATTTTGAACATGGTTCTTACAATACTGGAATGGGTGCCACTTATGCAGGAGGTCTGGCTGATGTTAATAACAATATTGTTGGCGTTCCAGATACTGTTTTATTAAAAAAATTGTTTGATGAAAGATTAGCTCAAGGCAAGACAATAGGAAATGTAAGATCATCTTTACTTAAAAGCCATCATGGTCAACTAATGACAGCAGAAGATATTGCAAGACTTCGTGAATATCTTGGTTACGATAAACCTAAGAAAAAAGCTAATGGTGGAACTATCAAGAAGGCCAAAGGTGGTGAGATTAGCGAAGATGACATCCAAATGGAGGTTAGACCACTATGAGCGTACTAGGACTACTAGCTAAGGGAGCCAAGGCTAAACCATTGCGTTCTACCTTAGACGAGGCTGTAGAGGCTCTGGCACGTCCTAAGGGCACTGGTGCTGAGTTCCTAAGGGAAATAGAAAAGACCAAGGGTGTTAAGCCTACAGAGATCAAAGAGCGTGGCATAGACAAGGTTCTAGCCAATATGCCTAAGGTCAACAAAGAAGAGATTGTTAAGGCTATCCAGTCCAAAGCTAACCCTTCTATTGAAGAAAAGATACTTGGTTCTGGTGAACATAGAGAGTTGTATCCAACAGAATCCAAACATTTGAAAGAGATGATTGAAGCGCACAATAGTGGTGAACTTGATCCTTATCAATACAACTACATGGTTGATTTGCTTAATAGAAGCGAAAAGTCTACCAATCATAGTCTTTCCCAAACAGTTAATGATGTTAATGCAAGAATGTTAGAGGCCAAAGCCAATGGTCAAAAAAGATTATTTAATCAATTATCTGATGAGATGGAAGTTCTGTATGACAGACAACAAAGGTTAAACGGTGTTCTTGAAGACAATACTAGGTATGGTGAATATGCATTACCTAATGGTCAAAACTATCGTGAAATTCTATTAAAGTTACCTAAAGGTGAAGGCGATGAATTTACTTCAGGCCATTTTTCAGAGCCAAACATCTTAGCTCACATGAGGGTATCTGACAGATCAGGCCCCAATGGTGAGAAGGTATTGCACCTTGAGGAACTACAGTCTGATTGGCACCAAAAGGGACGTGAACATGGGTACAAACCACCATATAAAAAAACAGAAAGAACTGAAACAAATCCTTATGGGTTTGGCACAATCCACGACACAAACTTAGTTCCTGACGCTCCATTCAAAAAGAACTGGCACGAGGTAGCACTCAAGAAACTGATCAACTACGCTACTGAGAATGGGTATGACAGGTTAGCCATAACGCCCGGATCCGAGCAAGCAAAGCGTTACAGTTTGGCTAAACACATTAATGAGTTGCACTTGTCTGGTACCAACTTAGTAGCATATGACCATAATGGAAAAGAAGTAATAAAACGCACTGGTATTTGGCCTGAAGATTTGCCTGAATTGATAGGAAAAGAAGCAACAGAAAAATTGCTTGCACAACAGCCACAAGGAACATTGCGATCTTTAACAGGACAAAACCTTGAAGTTGGTGGCGAAGGCATGAAGGGCTTCTACGACAAGATGTTGCCTGATTACCTGAACAAGCTAGGCAGTCCTCATGGTGCTCAAGTTAAAATGCATGGTATGCCTTCTAGCCCACAGTTAGCAAGCGAATTTAACAATATGCTTGACCATGCTGATTTAACGCCAGAAATGTTTAAAGCTCTGCCTGTTGAGCAACAACAAAAAATTACATCAGATTGGACACAAAAAACCTCTCCAAGTCTGCACACGTTTGACCTTACACCCTCACTCAAGAACGAAGTCACCCAGAAAGGCTTACCTCTTTACCAACAGATTGGTATACCGTTAGGAGGTGCAGAGGCAGTCAACTTAGCACAACCTGAGCCAGAGATGAAACGTGGTGGAAGTGTGTCTATCAGTAATAACCCTGACACCATGTTTATGGAACTGGCAGACAAAAAAATGAAAGGTGGTGGTGCTGAAGACGATACCAAGCTCACGCCTAGCCAATGGCTCAAAGCACAAGCCAACAAACCTACAGAGCCATTTACGCCCATAGAAGATTTGACAGCTAACTTAAAGGCTATAGCTAATTTTCCCTCAAAGATGTATGAGGGTGCTAAACAACTGGTAACAGATCCAAGGGCTTACTTTGCTGACATGAAAGCTCCTACTGCTGAAGAGTTGGCTATGGCCTTCAACCCTGCAGGGGTTGGCATGATGGGTGCCACTAAAGGAATACCAACAAAGTTTGATAGAGCACCTCCTTTAACTAAAGCAGAAATCACTAAACTATTGGCTGAAACACCTGAGCTTGCTCATACGGTTCGTGGATTGTATAAGGCTGAGGCACCTGAATTGTCTGGACTAATTGACAAAGTTCAAACTCCTAATCGTCAATCTGTAATACCTATGCCCAATAGGTGGTTTACTAAGCCCAAAGAAAATCCTCATGTACAGCCATTAGTTGAAAAAGTACTCCAAGTTAACAACATGAAACGTGAAGACTTTCATTCAGGTGCATTTGTTGATCCCAAAACTGGTTTGATATTGGACAATCAAATTCACAATGATGTCGGCGTTGCTATTAATCCTATTACTAATAGACCAGTAATGACCAGTGGTGGAGTTACTGGCATGGAATCTTTGCCTAGAGACCAAGGCTCATTCACCAATTCCAATTTACTCAAGCAAGGCAAATACAAACCAACAGGAGGAGATTCAATTCTGAATGAACTTGGATTTATTGCAACTGTAGACAAAGCAGGAATGGGCCATGCCTATGGCTTAGGAACTGATTATGCCTCTCCAGTGCTATTGAATAACCTTGGCACAGGGTCTAACCCTACTTTGCGTCCTAGAAGCGTGGGTGATGTATTTGGTGTTGGTGATGTTGTAGGCCAAATGCAAATAAACAAAAATAGTCCAGTGCATGATGTCTACGAAAAACTATTAGTCGCTCCTAAAGGTTCAGATGTAGAAGGCGTAAAACTTAGCAAAGCCAAAGGTGGAGCTATTAGAAAGATGGCAAGTGGTGGTGCTGTACAAAACCTAGAGACTAACCTACCTGCCTTGACCAAGACTGACTACCACTCTATAGACAAGCTTATGGCTCACATATCTAAAGAGCATAAGATACCTCCCCAGAAATTACATGATGACTTTGTTGCAAAGCACCATATGACTCCAGATACTTGGATTAAAAGGAAATAACTATGGCTACTGAAATGCCAATTGAACAAGACTTTCAACGCTTTGTTGATGGAGTGTCTGAGCCTGCAGAGGATGGTAGCGTCACTGTTGACCTTCCTGAAGAGGAGATGGACATCGAGGAACTGCCTGATGGCTCTGCAATCATCACCACTGATGACTACCAAGGCCCTGAAGAGGATGAGGACTTCTACCAGAACTTGGCTGAGGAGTTTGACCCCTATGAATTAAACCGTATAGCCATGCGTTACATAGACCTCGTAGAGAACGACAAGCAGAGTCGTGAGGAGCGAGACAAACAATACGAAGAGGGGTTGAAAAGGACTGGACTGGGTAAAGATGCCCCCGGAGGGGCTAACTTCCTAGGAGCCTCCAAGGTTGTCCATCCCATTATGGCTGAAGCTTGTGTGGACTTTGCCTCCAGAGCCATCAAGGAGATGTTCCCACCAGATGGCCCAACTAGAACAAAGATTATTGGTGACGTTGACAAGAAGAAAGTTGAAGTAGCAGAGCGTAAGCGTGACTACATGAACTGGCAGTTAACAGAGCAGATCGAAGAGTTCAGGGACGAACAAGAGCAGTTACTGACCCAACTTCCTCTTGGTGGTTCACAGTACCTCAAAATGTGGTACGACGAAGGCAAAAAACGTCCCTGTACAGAGTTTGTGCCTATAGATAACATCTACCTACCTTATGCCTCAGGCAACTTCTACACAGCCCAAAGGATAACAGAGGTCAATACCATTACCTCTTGGGAGTTCCAACGCAGGGTAGATTCAGGTCTTTATAGAGACATTAGCTTGATCAGAGCTTCTGCAGAGCCTGAGATGAGCTACGCTGAGAAGGCCAACACCAAGATCGAAGGTAAGAAGTTCCAAGACAATGAGGATGGAGTTAGGAACGTCTTCCACATCTACACATGGTTAGAGCTAGATGAGGACAAGCGTTCTGATGGCGAGACTGCACCCTACATCATGATGGTGGACGAGTTAGATCAAAAATGTGTTGGCCTCTATCGTAACTGGGAAGAGGGTGATGAGACAATGACCAAGTTGGATTGGCTTGTAGAGTTTAAGTTTATACCTTGGCGTGGTGCCTATGCTATTGGACTACCCCATCTGATTGGGGGCTTGTCTGCGGCTCTAACAGGCTCCCTTCGTGCCCTCCTAGACTCTGCACATATCAACAACTCAGCAACGATGTTGAAAATCAAGGGTGCTAGGATGTCTGGGCAGACACAACAGGTGGAGGTCACTCAAGTGGCTGAGATCGAGGGGGCACCCGGCGTTGACGATGTACGCAAGATAGCCATGCCCATGCCCTTTAACCCTCCTAGCCCAGTGCTGATGGAGTTGTTGGGTTGGCTCACAAATGCGGCTAAAGGGGTGGTGTCCACCTCAGAAGAGAAGATTGCAGACGCTACCAACAATATGCCTGTAGGTACTGCCCAAGCCCTTATTGAACAGGGTGCCCATGTCTACTCAGCTATCCATGCCAGACTACATGAGTCACAGGCTCGTGTCCTAAAGGTATTAGGTAGACTGAACAGATGGTATCTAGATGACCAAAGACGAGGCGAGATGGTCGCTGACTTGGACATCCACAGAGATGACTTCAAGCGTAACACTGACGTTATACCAGTCTCTGACCCTCACATATTCTCAGAAACCCAGAGAATGGCTCAGACTCAGGCTGTGATGTCTATCATGGCTCAGTATCCCCAAGCATTCAACCAAAAGGCTGTGCTTGAGAGATTCTTGAAGCAAATGAAGATACCTCAGATCAATGAGTTAATGGTCATGGAGCCTGTAGAGGACATGATCAATAGCTCACAAGAGAACGTCTTGATGATGACTGGTCATCCTGCAAAAGCATATGAGGAGCAAGATCACTTAGCTCACATCCAGAGTCACTTAGATTTCTACCAAAACCCAGTGTTTGGTGGTGCCAATCCCTTGATCATGCCTGCTTTGATACAGCCTATGGTTACCCATATGCAAGAGCACTTTGGTATGTGGTACCAGTCTAGGATGAATGAGTACGTTGAGAAGGCCTTGAGAGGCAAAGAAGTGGACTACGATGATCCTAAGGTCACTCCCAAGGCTGACAAACTGTATGCATTGGCCTCTCAACACGTCCAACAAGACTCTGAGCAGACCTTTGCCCATGTTATGCCCATCTTCCAACAGATAATGCAACAAATACAGCAGTTGAAACAGCAAGCACAACCACCAATGGATGCTGATGCACAGGCTTTGGTACAGACTTCTATGGCTGAAACACAGCGTAGAGCACAAAAAGACCAAATTGACGCACAAATGGCTCAAGCAAGGCTTCAGTCAGACCAATCTTTGGCTCAAGCCAAGCTTAAAGCTGATGCTGACAAGTTTATGGCTGAAAAACAGATGGATTTAGCTATGAGTGCTGAGGATAACCTCACCAAAGAACGTATTGAATCTGCAAAATTGACCCATGAGGGGGGCAAATTGCAACACGAGCAGGCAAAAACTGCACTGGGACTTGAAAACCAAGCTCAGAACTTTCTAGGAGGACAAAATGTCTAACGATGCAGAGCAAAAAGGCGAATTAGTTCGTCAACACAAGCGTATGGCTATGGGCGAGAAACTTGATGGCACATCTTTAAAGGGCAAGGGCGATTCAAAGCCTGCTAAACCACAAGGAGGACTAGCACAAGCAAAGAAAAAATAAATGATCTCTATATCTCAAGTCATCAGCGTCATTAAGGTACGCCAAGCTGAAATAGCTTTTTCTCTTGGAGCAGGAAATGCTTCTACATGGGAAGCGTACCAACGTATGGTGGGTATTTATTTGGGGCACCAAGAAGTTTTGGATGCCATTAACAACTTGTTAACACAAGAAGAGGAAAAAGAGAATGAGCGATAGCACGGTAGCTTCTAGCGAAGCTGAGATAAATTGGGCCTTTCCAGTTGTAGATCCCGGAGCGAAGCCATTAGGTGGAAGAATCTTAGTTCAACTCAGAAGGACTAAGACGAGAACGACTAGTGCAGGGATCATTTTGGTTTCAGAGACCAAAGAGACTGAAAAGTGGCAAAACATGGTAGCTAAGGTCATCCACATTGGCCCTCTGGCATTCAAAAACCGAGACACTATGCAAGGTTGGCCTGAAGGCTCATGGTGCGAGGTTGGAGACTACATTCGTGTCCCTAAATGGGGTGGTGACAGGTGGGAAGTTGAAGTTGAGGGTGAGCAAGACGAGGACAAAGCCTTGTTTATGATCCTCAATGACCATGAAGTCATTGCCAAAGTAACTTGTGATCCACTAGCAATGAGGGCGTTCATATGAGCACAGAAACAACAGAAAAGCTAGACATTAACGTAAAAGAAGAGGTTGATGGTTCAGCAGTAGTCGATCTTCCTGAGGATTTAGTGCCTGAGGAAGAACAGCAAGAGCAAAAGGCTGAGGGTGGAGCAGTTCCTGATGATGGTGGAGAAGACCATCCTGATGACACCCAAGCTATTCGTGATGCTAGACGAGCCAAGCGTAGGTACAAGAAGGAGATAGCCAAGGCCACTTCAAGTGAGAAGGAAGCCCAACTAAGCCTTCTTAGAAGACAAAACGAGGCTCTTATGGAGCGTCTAGCAGTGGTGGAGCACAAGACCCACAGTGCAGATTTAGCTCGTATAGACAAGGCTATTGAAGACCAAGAGCTTAGATTGCAGTATGCCAAGATGAAGATGTCTGAGGCTATGCAAGTAAGCGATGGGGATGCCTTCAATAAAGCCCAAGAAATGTGGGACGAGACTAGGACAGCCATTAGAGACCTAAAAGGCTTTAAAGATGCTCAGGTCAGGCCACAGCAAACTAACAACATTCCTGATCCTAAAGTACAGAGACACGCTTCTGACTGGATGGAGAGGAATTCTTGGTATAACCCCAATGGTGGGGATACTGATTCAAGAATCGCCAAAGTAATTGACGAAGACCTCGTCAAAGAGGGTTGGAATCCTGCTGACTCAGAATATTGGGAAGAGTTGGACAATCGCTTGTCAAAGCGTATGAACCCTAGATACAATGACGATATGGACGTGAGACCGTCTGTTAAGAGACCAAGGAGTGTTCAAACTGGCACTGGACGTGAGACTGTTAATGGTTCTTCTAACCGAACTCAAATCACGCTAAGACCTGAACAGGTTCGAGCGATGAAAGATGCAGGTTTCTGGGATGATCCTCAGAAGAGAGCCAAGATGATCAAGCGATATGCCCAAGAAGCTAGAAACAACACTAACTAAGGAATCAAACAATGACTGAATCTCGTTTAAAAAAATCTCTCAATGCAGGTGGTCGTGAAAGTCGTGCTAGTCAGGATACCACTAGACAACCTCCAGAAGAGAAGTTCATGAGTGCACAGGAGCGTCGCAAGATGTGGAGTGAGGAATGGACACAGAGTGCTTTACCCAAAGTACCTGAGATGCCGGGGTGGCATCTGTGTTGGCTGTCAACTACCAATAGCTACGATAGCATTGATAAGCGTATGAGATTAGGTTATGTCGCTGTGAAAGCAGATGAGATGCCTCATTTCGAGAACTACAAAGTCAAAGCAGGAGAGCACATTGGTTTTATTGCCTGTAATGAAATGATCTTGTATAAATTACCTATGGATATTTATCAAGACGTTATGTTACAGATGCACCATGAGGCACCCAATGAGGAGGCTGAGAAGATCAGAGTCCAAGTTGAACAACTTCAGGGAACAGACAGTTCAGGCAGAAATCTAACTGACATTGAAGGTGATGGTCTAAGGCAGTTAAGCAGAAAAAATGTTCCCGATCCCATATTTCATGGGTGAGGATTTTTAACAAGGAGTTATTATGTCAGCAACTAACGCTCCATTCGGCTTACGTCCTGCGTTCCACCCTTCTGGTCTGGATCGTGCACAGGCGTTAGCCAATGGAATTACGTCTGGTTACTCTTCAAACATTTTGAAGGGTCAGCCAGTAAAATACAGTGCGTCAGCAGGTGTCATCATTCTCGCTACTGCAGGAGCCGCATGGTCTGGGGCTTTCGCAGGTGTTGAGTGGACTGATTCCACTGGTCGTAGACGTGTAAGTAACTATTGGCCTGCCAGTACTACTTTCATCACAGGTTCATGTGTGGCCTATTTCTACAACGATAACAATATCGTTTATGAAATTCAATCAGATGCAACCATCGCTCAAACCTCTATTGGTATTGAGTACAACTTCTCTAATATTAATGCAGGTTCTACTACTACTGGCTTGTCTGCTTGCACCTTAGGTGTATCAACAGCAATTGGTAGTGGTTCACAAGGTGACATGAGAGTTGTTGATATAGCCCCCTATCCAGATAATGCATGGGGTGATTCATATGTAGTGCTTAGAGTAGTGAATGCTTATTCACAATTCTTTGGTAACTTCACCTCAGTAGCATAAGGAGGACTGAACCATGGCCGCACCAATGCGAAGTACGGACTTTAGATCCATCGTTGAACCCATTTTGAATGAGTGCTTTGATGGCGTTTATGACCTCCGACAAGATGAATGGTCTCGTGTTTTTCGTGAACAAGAGGGCATTCCTAGAAACTACCACGAAGAGCCAGTCCTTTATGGATTTGGAGCCGCACCCCAACTGCCTGATGGAACACCAGTGTCCTATCAGCAAGGTGGTGTACTCTTCCTCCAACGCTATGTATACAATGTGTATGGCCTCGCCTTCGCATTGACCAAAGTGTTGGTTGAAGACGGTGACCATATTCGTATTGGTCAAGTGTATGCTCGACATCTCGCTCAGTCATTGATTGAGACTAAAGAAACTCTCTGTGCAAATATTTTGAACAGAGCCTTCAATAGTTCTTATGTTGGTGGTGATGGCGTATCGTTGATCAGCACTGCTCACCCAATCGTGAGTGGTACTTTCAGCAACCAATTGGCTACATCAGCTAATCTGTCTCAAACATCTCTTGAACAGATGTTGATTCAGATTCGCCAAGCTGTGGACAACAATGGTAAGAAGATTCGTTTGGTTCCACGACAACTCGTTGTGGCCCCCGGCAATATCTTCCAAGCTGAAGTACTGTTGAAATCTGTGTTGCGTACTGGTACAGCAAACAATGACTTGAATCCAATTAAGTCTATTGGTTTGATTGACGAGGGTGCCGCAGTCATCTCCAGATTGACTTCTGCCACTGCATGGTGGGTACAGACTGACGCTCCTGAGGGCATGAAGCTCTTAATGCGTAGACGTTTGGAGAAGACAATGGAAGGTGACTTCGAGACGGACAGCATGAGATATAAAGCTACAGAGCGTTATATCCCCGGCTTCACCGATCCTCGTGCCCTTTACGGTACAGCAGGCGTTTAAGCCTAGAAAGGGAGGGGGTCAAACCTCTCCCTATTTTTTTATTAACTTGTCAAGCTTTTCAAGGAGAAGACAAAATGCCTCAATTTTCAGATGACCTATTCTTAGGCCCTGCCCAGACTTACATGGGTACAGGAATTCGCCCCTACACTGCAACTTTCACTGGCTCAATGGCAACTACGACATTGACTGTCACTGCTCTTTTGTCAGGAGCACCGATTGTTGTTGGTATGTATGTTGATGGGACAAGCGTAACTGATGGTACTTACATTACTGCCTTTGGCACAGGAACTGGTGGTACTGGTACATATACCATTAACCAATCAGTAACTGCATCAAGCACAGCAATGACTGCTCATACCAACATTGTATTTGATGACCCTGCTCCTATGGACTTAGGTATTGGCCCATTAGGTCGTATCTATGTGTGGGACATCGTTCCTCAAACATTGATTGCAAATAACATTGCTTTGGCTCAAACAACATCTTCTACCATTGCATTGACTGCAGGAACTTCAGTAAAGTCTGTTGTTAATACATATGGTCAAACAGTGTTGCAACTTGACTGTCCTCGTGCATTGAGCATTGTTTCTGGTACTGGTACTCTTACCAACAGAAACGTGGTAATCACTGGTTATGACTATTATGGTCAACCTATGAGTGAATCAATTGCTACAGGTACTGTTCAATCAACTACTGTTAAAGGTAAGAAGGCTTTCTTTACAGTCCTATCAGCTACCATTTCTGGTGCTTTGGGTGCAACGATTGCTATTGGTACCACTGACATCCTTGGTTTGCCAGTTCGTGTGTTTAACATAGCATATATTTCAAGTGTTAAAACTAACAACGCATTGGCTCAGGATACAGGCACAGCAGTAGCCGCAGACACTGCCACTGCAACAACTACCACTGGTGACGTAAGGGGTACATATGTTCCTGCTACAGCATCTGATGGTATCAATCGTACAGTGATGGGTATTTTGTTGCCTGCCATTGCAGTTGGCCCCAATGCTACTCGCACTGGTGCTCTTGGTGTTAACCAAAACTTAGTATCCTAATAGGAGGCCAACATGGGTCAATTTAAACCAATGGTAAAAATGGAGACCACTGAGCCTTCAGTTGAACTGAAGCTCAAAAAAGGTGGTCACGTCTCCATGAAGAAGAAGGAAGAACATGGTCATAAGATGATGGATGGGGGTATGACTGGGCCAATGATGGCTCGTGGAATGCCTCCTGCTATGATGGCTATGGCTCCTAAGCGTCCTCCAATGGCTATGAGGCGTAAGGCTATGACAGCCATGCCTCCTGCTATGCCTACACCTATGATGAAAAAGGGTGGAGAGATGGAGTCTTCAAAAGTTCACAAGGAAGAAATGGCAGAAATGGGCAAGGTTGAGAAAGAACTCAAGCACCATGAATCCATGAAGGCTAGTAAGGCTCACAAGGGTCTAAAGTCAGGTGGACAAGCGTCAGGTGATACGACTATGGTTCATACCTCTAAGAAAGACAGTGCTCATGGTACTGGTTCTGTCAAGGAAGGCAATGGAGGTGGTTACAAGAAGGGTGGCTCTATTAACTCAGAGACTTCTTCTGGTGACTACGTCAATACCAAGGTTGATCAAGCCAAGCCTGACTCTGCACATGGTACTGGTGGCGTAAGAATGTCCAACGCAGGTGGTTTTAAAAAGGGTGGAAAAGCCAAATATAACACTGGTGGTGGAGTAGATAAGTACGCTGTTGACAATGTTGTGGGAACTCCTAAGGGCGTGACCAACACAACAACTGGTGCTGTTAAAGAGTCCAATGGTGGTGGGTACAAGAAAGGTGGTGCTTCAAAAAAGCACTTCGCCATGGGGGGCAGTGTTAATAACACTGGTTCTGCTGTGGCAATGCCTCAAGGTAACAAGCCTGCATCTAAGCCAGTTCACATAAACCAATTATCTGGCACCTTTAAAAAGGGTGGCAAGGTCATGAAGTTTAATGGTGAAGAAGGCAGTGCTGTCTCAAAGCCTCCAGTAAATGATTTATCTAAAGGTGCTTTTGACAGAACTCTCAATGGTACATATAACGAAGATATGGATATGGCTAAGTACCTTAGAAATATCCCTTCCAATATATACCAAGGTGCAAAAAAGCTGATGGGTATGGGTGAAACTAAACCTGCAGGCAGTGTTACTAAGAGCAAGGAATCAATAACAGTTTCTCCACCACAGAAAAAACGTGGTGGTAGTATTAAGTGTTAAGTAAGGTGGGGGCTAAGGCTCCCACTCTTCATTGGGAATTATTATGACAATAACAGCCACATCACAAACAATATTTGATGGCGAGAGAATCGCTATTATGAAATTCTATGCATCAATGAGTACTACAGAAAATGAATCTGCTGTAGTAAAAGTTAACCCTGCAAATTTAACTGCATCTAATGCAGGTGGTGCTTGTGATGCTGTAAGCATTCTTAAAGTTACTGCATTGACGCATGGACTTGAGGTTCAGATGAATTGGGTTGCAACAGCACCTGTAGTCATTGAGACAATCCCCCAGAACAATTCTTATACCCAAGATTATTCAAAATTTGGTGGATTGACAAACAATTCAGGATCAGGAAAAACTGGATCTATTTCTTTTACTACTTTAGATGGTGGTGCAGGAGATACATACACTATTGTTCTTGAGATGCAAAAACATTACGTTAATCCTTTGGGTTAATCATGCCAAGCAAATCACCTGCTCAACATAAACTAATGGAAATATCTGCCCACACCAAGGGTGGTTATGGTGGTGTTCCACAAAAGGTAGGCAAGGAGTTTGTAAAGGCTGATGAGGGTAAGAAGTTTGCCAAAGGTGGACTTTATGCCAACATCCATGCAAAACAAGAACGTATTTCTAAAGGCTCTGGTGAGAAAATGCGTAAAGTAGGCTCCGAGGGTGCTCCTACTTCACAAGCTTTCAAACAATCAGCTAAGACTGCTAAACATAAGGAGGGTGGGAAAGTCTGCCCTTGTTGGTAATGGCAAAGAATCCTTCATTAGCTATAGGACGTGGCGAGAAGCTCCCTGTAAGCAAAGGAGCAGGTTTGACTGCCAAGGGTAGGGCTAAGTACAACAGAGAGACTGGTAGCCATTTAAAGGCTCCACAGCCTCAGGGTGGTGCTAGGAAAGATTCATTTTGTGCAAGGATGTCAGGAGTAGTTGAACACGCTAAAGGGGATGCACCAAGAGCAAAGGCATCTTTAAAGCGTTGGAATTGCTCAGGTTGGTAAAGGAATATCATGGCAACAGGTTTATCATCTATTGGGGCATTTGGAGATGCTAGAGACCCAGATAAAATGTATGAGCATCAACTTATTTCCTATGTAAAAGGAGATAATCGTGGTGCAGGAATGGGCTTTAAACCTCGTCCAGAAGATGCCAAAACAGCTAATGCTTTAAATGCTGAAGCAACTAAAAAATGGTTGAGTAAAAGAGAGCTTGTAGCAGAGAATGAAAACAGTATTCCTACTGGTGGAACTTTCAATGCTGATGGAACTTTTACGCAAACCAAGAAAAATGGTGGGCAAATTAGCTTAAAGCATTGCAAAGTTAATTCTGTAGAGAAAAACTCTAAGCACAAAAACTGTTGGTAAGGATAAATCATGGCGTTTTCAGGTACAACAGGTCAAACAGTTGTCAGCGTACAGACAGTTATTGATCACGCTGTGCGTAGGTGTGGGAAGTTGGCTGAGGAGATTACTTCTGAACAGCAGATAGCCGCACGAGAAAACCTGTACTTCCTCCTATCCAACATGATGAACAGAGGAATTCAGTACTTTGCTGTAACTAAGTTAGTCCTTGGATTAAATGCTAATCAATATATGTACAACTTGCCTGCAGGGGCAAATGATGTTTTAAATGTACTGTATAGAACAATGGCTAGACCCAATGGAAACTACACCTCTAGTGCAGGTGGTTCAGTTGCAAACATCTATGATGGAAATGTAAACACATATGCCCAACAATCTTCTGCAAATGGAAATTTTGCAATAGTTTATGGAACCAATGACCCACAGTATATTGGCTCTATTGGGTTTATGCCTTATGTTTCTGGTGGTGGTAGTGCAACTTGGAACTACACGCTACAGAGTTCGAGTGATGGGACAACATGGACTACGCTATACACTGGTACTAGTGTTGCTGTGACTGATTTGCAGTGGGTGTGGCAAGATATAGACCCCGGGGCCAACGTCGCTTACTACAGAATTCAAGCCACTGGAGGCACCACTCTAGCCCTTCGTGAGCTTTACTTTGGCAACAACAGTCGTGAGATTACGATGTCTAGGCTAAATAGGGACGATTACACCAATCTGCCTAACAAAAACTTCACTGCCAATCAACCTTTCCAGTTTTACTACGAGCGAAACATCCCATATCCTACTCTGGCTCTATGGCCTGTGCCAAATACTTATTTTGTACAGATGACTGTATGGTATTCAGCCTATATTCAAGACGTTGGATCTCTCTCTGGTCAGTTAGCTATACCTCAGAGATGGTATGAGGCAGTAATCTTTATGTTAGCTCACAGAATGAGCTTAGAACTGCCTACTATTCAAGCTGATCGTATAGGTTACTTAGAGAAAATGGCTGATAAGTTTCTCTACGATGTGGAGCAAGAAGAAAGGGACAAAAGTCCTGAGTATTTTGCCCCAAACATTTCAGTCTACACAAGGTAATCATGGGAATCTTCCTCGATACTCTTGGCAACGCAACATTATCTATTGCAATTTGCGATAGGTGCAAGATGAAACGTGCTCATTCGGTGATGAGGAACGATCCGAACTTTCCCGGACTTCGGGTCTGTGACCAAGGCTGTGCAGATCAGTTAGATCCCTATCGGTTGGCCGCACGTCCTACAGAGAAAATTAACATACGCTTTCCTCGCCCAGATGATAGTATTGCAGTTGTTCCAGACGCAATTGAGACCACAGGGACTACTCAGTGGGACTTGTCTCCAGAACAAAATACTCAGACTCCACAACAAAATGGTAACTTGGACACTTTGAGTCCATCAGCAGGACAATGACATGGCAAATGTAACCATCACGCAATTACCAACAGCAAGTGCTCTAACAGGCACAGAGGCAGTCCCAGTCGTTCAGAATGGCGTAACTGTACAGACTACCACAGGAGCCATTCAAGCTACCTCTAACCTGTCTACATACCCCTTCTTGATGACTCAGGCCACAGTTGCTCTGGGTGCATCTAGATACATCACTACTGGTGCAGGAATGACCACTGTAGATGGTGGTGCAGGCTCTACCTTTGCTATTAATTTGGTTGGTGCTCCTTTGGCCTTGGTGACCTCTGGAACAGGCTTTCAAGTCAAGACAGGCTCAACTACATTGATCAACAGATCGGTTGCTGTATCTGGCTCAGGTCTTTCTATCTCTAATGGCAGTGGTATTAGTGGTGACCCTACAATTAGTTTGTCAGGGATTGTGGCTAACTTAGCCTCAGTTTCAGGCATAGGCTTACTAACAGTTAATGGAACAGTTGTAAGCCAAACAACCATTACAGGTACTACTAACTCAATTACTATTACTAATGGTAATGCCTCTGGTGGTGCTCCAACCATAGCAATTGCTGACAACCCAGTGTTAACAGGCACAGGTGGAATTACTGTTCCAGTAGGTACAACTGCCCAAAGAGCAGGAACCAATGGAACGCTAAGATATAACACCAGTACAGCTACCTTCGAGGGCTATGCAAATGGTTCTTGGGGAGCCATTATCAGTGGTTCTGGAGTAGCTACATTCAGTGCAGGAAGTACAGGTTTTACCCCAAGTACACCTACAGCAGGTGGTATTGTTTTAGCAGGAACCTTGAATGTTGCAAGTGGAGGAACTGGT